AGGACAGCCGGGTTCTCCAGGCCGTTGTCGCGGGCGATGAGCGCCGCCACCTGCTGCCGTGCGCCGTGCTCCAGCGCCCCGGCGTACTGGTCGCGCTCTCTCTTTAGAGTGGCGCGCTCCCGGTAGGCTTCGCCGTGCTCCCTGGCGAGCGCCGTGGCTTCCTCGCGGGAGTAACCCTGCTGGACAAGCTGCTCCAGCTTCGTGGACGCCTGTCTCAGGGCGTCGGCGTCAATGTCGTTCGCCGCCTGCTGTTCACGGGCCTGCTGCTCACGCTGGCTGAGCTCGGACATCTGTTTCCGCCACGTCGCCTGGGCGCGGTCGTACTCCTCACGGGGCTGGAAGATGCGGCCGTCGGGCGTGTAGAACTGCCCGTTCCGCTCTTCGAGCGTCACCGTTGAGGGTTTTGCCTGCTCAGGCTCGGCCTTCGGAGCCTCCGCGGATTCCGCAGGAGGCTCGCCCTCTGCCGGGGCCTCGCTCTCGGGGCTGCGGGGCAGGAACCTGCCGCGCTCGTCACGCGGGGGGCTGGATGGCTGCCCGGTAGCGTCGCCCTGTGAGGCCGTCTCGCCGAAGTCCGCGGGGATGAGTGGCTCATCGCCTGCTTCGAGAGATGGTCCTGCTTGCTCGGGAGATGCCTTGTCCGCCGCCATCACCATGAGATTTCCCCTACGCGAAAAGTCCCCGGTCTCCTGCGCATTGCGCCGGAAATCCGGGGACTTCTTGCCCTGAGCTATGTTGCGGGGCGCATTACGCCCCGTTCGCCGCCTCTATATTAACCGATTCGTCACGCGGCACCAATGCAAGGTGGTTCATGCGCCCGCAGGCACTACAACCAATCGTCACACCGGGAGTATCAGCCTTGAATATAACCGTGGACTTCCCGGCCCGGACGTAGAACACGCCGTTGCTTATGACGCCGAGCGTCTGCCAGCAGCGCACCGCCGTGCAGCGCACCGCCGTGCCAGCCTGTTGCACGCTGAGGGTCATCTCTGCCCCACCAGTTCCCGGATGCTCACCCCGCCTGTGATGGGCGGCTCTGGAACGTCGCCGCGCCTCGTGCGTTCCTGCCGCGACTTCCCCTCGTTTGCAATCCTATCCACGGTGCGCCGCTGCGCAGCCGTCAGGTCGCCGTAGCTCCTCTTGAATATCGCCCGCGCCAACTCCTCCGTGTCAGTATCCGAGAGGAACGGGTTCTGCTGCTCCACCCGGTCGCCCACCAGCCGCTTCTGCTTGTCCGTCAACTGTGAGAACGGCCTGCCGTAACGGTCGCGTGCGATTGGGTCGGCGTAGTCGGTGAACGACAACGGCGCGGACTTCGTTCCCACGAACTCACCCGGTATGGCGACAGCCCCCTGCGCAACTCTGCGAGGGTCTCCCTCCGCCACACCGCCCGCAATTTCGCTGGCTATCTCTGGAGCCTCACTCGCTGAGAACGGCGTCACGTTCTCCAGCAGCCGCTTGACGACCTGCACAGCGTTGTCACGCGTCCTCTCCCCCACGAAGTTCTCGCCAGAGAGGAAGTCCCACGCGTTGGACACGATGCCAGACCCCATCGCCCGTAGAGCTTCCTGCGGCTTGCCCGTGGCGGTGAGCATGATGGCGCGGGCCAGCGAGTCCCACGTGCCGAGTAGCGACCAGTCGCGACCGAGCGCACGGATACGCATGAAGTTCGAGTTGGGGCGCGGTCTGCCGTCCACCACGATCATCGGACGGAAGTCGGTCTCATTGCCCAGCGCCTCGTTGACCGCAACCGTGGCGAACGTCGCCCAGCCGATCATCCTGAGCATGGACTTGCGGGCGATGCGCTGCTCAAGCGTGGCTCCCGGCCTCAGGCCCATCCCGGCCTTCGCCACCGTGTCGAGCCGGGACTGGAGGAACCGCGGCGCAAAGAGCAGCAGGTCGCCCAGGTCGCCGAACGCCTTGCCCTCGCTCCACCCCGTCATGTTGTTGGCGATGCGTGCGATCTCGGCAATCTCGCCGGACTGCCGCATCCCGTCAACGGTCTTCCCACTCTTCAGCGCCACCGCCAGTTCGTCGTTCGCCCACTGGAGCCTCAGCGCATCGCCAAAGTTGCTGAACGCCCGGTTGGCCCGCCGGATGAGCGGCAGCCTTGTGACGAAGGACTGCGAGAACTCCCCCGCCTCCTGCCCAAGAAGGGCCAGGCCGTCACGCGCCCACTCCTGAGACGTGGGCATCGCGGCCGCCGCGGCATCGGCGTCGAAGTCCCTGAGAAACCGCCCCATGATGCGTTGCGAATCGCTGGAGACCCACGTCTTCATATTGACCTTGAGCGCCTTCCCGTAGGCCCGCTGGTCGTTCGCCAGACCCACAAGCCCCTGAATCGCCAGCGCGGAGTTGTCGAGCGTGGCGCGGCTTGAGCGATACAGGTTGTTCAGCGCATTGGCTACATCGACGGTGGCGGAGAACCGCCCGGCAGGCGCTCCCTCGCGCCGCAGGATGTTCTCGGCTGCGTTGGCGATCTCGTCCGGGAAGGTCAGCCCCTGCAACCCGTACAGGCTGATGGAGCCGCGCTCACGTGTGGATATGTCCCGCACCTCTCCGGGCTGCTTCTTTGCCGTCCTGCCCACAGGACGGCCGGACTCGTCGCGCAGGTTCCGGAACCACCTTGCGATATGAGCGTCGGTTGCACGCCTGCCTGAGTCCCGGACGTACGCCTGGAGCGCCTCTCCGATGGACGGGTAGCTGAACCCGGCGTCAATGCCCTCGGCCTGGCTCTTGAACGTCGCGGTCTTCTCAAACCCGCGCTTCCCGCCGCGGACCTTTCGGGCGGTCACAATCGCCTCGTCTGCGCCCTCGGCCCCGGCCCGGCCGCGGGGAAGGTAGAACCCGCCCTCCATGATGTCGGAGCGGCCCTCAATCTTCACGCCGGTCTGTTCCAGCAACTCCCGGTAGGGCGCGACCGCCTCCCGCAGCCGCTGCATGACCTGCGCCTCCTCTGGCGAAAGGCGAGGCAGGTAGTGCGGCAGCCTCGCCGCCACGTCCTGAACCGCCGGCGCTCCAAGGATAGATGGGTCAACACCGCTGAGGTTCGCAAGGCGGCCCGCGCTGTCGAGATCGAACGTCTCCTCCACCATCGACTGCGCCCTTGCGCCAAGGTTGTTCGCAAGGCTGGAGATGACGGGCTGGACACGGCGGCGCTCTCCGAACCCGGCCTTCACATTCTCTTCGCGTCTCAGGTGCGGCTTGCCCATCAGGTCCACCGCGCGGTTGTAGACCTCATCGACCCGGCCCAGCGGCTTGACGTTCGGGACGCGCAGGCCGATCACGTTCTCGGCTAGCTCAGAGCGCGGCAACTCCGGGAATCCGTCTGGCGGCATCGTCCCGCGGTCATCAGGCGGCAACCGGCCTCCACCGCCGCGGCCAGGGATGGGGTCTCGTGTGCCGGTAAGCGTTGATTGATGCGGCAGTTGGGGGTCAGGTGGCACGACGGTGCGAAGCACCTCGCCACGCGGCCCGAAGATACGGCGCGGCTCTGCGCCGAGTGGCGGCTGCTCTGCGCCGCGTGACGGGAGTTGCGGCGTTGACTCCTCGCCTGGACGAATGATGCGGGTAAGCGGGCGCTCCCCTTCTCGTGGGAGGGGCACCCCTTCTGCGGGGGTGGGTATCCCTTCTCTTGTGGGGAGGGGGGTGGATTCAGATGGCCTGCCTGCGATGGCCGGAACGTCGAACGTGTCGTCCGTGGCGCGGCTGCCGATCTCGTTGACGCGCCTGCGGACATCGCGGCCAAGAGAGATCAGGCTCACGTCCTCCCCGAAGTGCTGCCGCAGCCATGCCACGTATTTGTTGTGCGAGCGGGAACGCGTCGTTGGGTTGGCGATGATGTAAAGCGCCTTGTCGATGTCGGACGCAAACTGCGGAGTCTTGTTCTTGAACCGCGGCTTGGCTCCACGCAACTCCCGCGGCAACTGCGCGGCTGGCCTGCGCCCCTCCGCCACGCGCTCAGCCTGCCGTGCGCCTGCCTCCGAAAGCTCCGCCTGCCGCATCGGCACGCGCTCGGTTGCACCGGCTGCCGCCTGCGACGGCCCGAACTCGCCGCCAAAGCCTGCCTGCACTGCCGGACGAGTCACGGTCGAGGGGGCAGGCGTCGCACCAAGGTCAAGTTCCACTATTTCAACGGGCTGGCCGGTCTGCGGGTCAATCTCAACCCGCTCCCCGCGCGGTCCTCGTGAGGCTTCCAACTCGCGGATGCGCTCCCGGATGCGCGGCAGCTCCTGGCGCATGGCAGGCAGGTCAGCATTACGCACGTCACGGAACACCCCGGCCCGGAAAGAGGCGATGTCTTCGGGGGCCATGTCTGCCCATACGTCTGGGTGCCCGCCAACACGCCTTAGCTCATCGCCGCGGCCTCTTGCATCAGCAAAACGCACCAGTTCCTCATTGCTATGCCCCGCGGCCCACCCATGACGGTAAATCTTGCCCGCTGACAGTTCCTGCGCTTCAAGCCGTCCGGCGATCTCCTGCTCACGGGCATAGAGACTCTGCAACTCGTCGAACTCGCCTGATGTCGCAGCCATGCCCCGTCGGGCCGTCTGCGCGGGCGGCAGCAGCGCGTTGCCAACGTTCGCCTGCCCCACAGCCTCCGCAGCGCGCTCACCGGCGCGCAGCGTGGCTCCGGGGGCAGCCGCGGCAGCCTCACCAGCCGTCCGTGCAGCACGAGCGCCCGCCTGCGCTCCCGCCTGACCGGCTTCAAGCGTCCCACGTGCTGCGCCGCGTGCAGCGGCTCCGGCCCCCGGCACGGGCAGAAAGTTCGTGATGTCACCCAGCGCCTCCAGTCCCAGCCCAACGCCCGGCGGGAACTCCGTGGCCCTGAACGCCTCACGTGAGGGCCTCAGAGTGAGGATGTCCTGGAGGCCCGCCTCCCCCCTGCGCCGCGCCAGTTCAGCCGTGAACGCATCGAACGAGTTGGGGTCAAGTCCGTAGGAAGTGCCGCGAGCCAGCGGTGCGACGTTCTCCGCCAGCACCGCCCCAGACGTGGCCGAATAGGCGTCGGCGGCGTCCGCGATCTGCCCCAGCGCCTGCCCTGTGGGAGACTCCGGGGCTGCGCCGAACGGCTGGAAGTTCTGGCCCACGAACCGCCCGGCCCCCAGCGCGCCGCGGCCAACCGCGCCGAGTCCCCGCCCTATCGTGCGGTCAAAGAAACCCGGCTCCTGCGCCTCCATCGCCTCCGCTTCGTTGATGGAGTCACCGACGAACGCGGTGAGCCGCTCCGGGTCGCGCACCGTCGAACCCGGCCCGCCGAGGCGTTCGGCCATGTACTGGAGGAACGGCAGGTCAGGCCCGCGTGGCCCCATTACCATCGGCGGCTCCTAGAAGTTGTAGAGATACCTTGCCCTGCCAGCCAGCCCGCGTGTGCCAAGCCCCGACTGCTCCACCGGAGCGCGCCGGAACTCGTTCTGGAAGTTGAAGTTCTGGTTCAGGAAGTCGTCCCATGACAGGCTTGGAGCCTGCCCTGAGCGAGCCTGCGAGCCGAGTGCGCCAAGGTAGCGGTCCAGCCAGTTCTGGAACTGGTTCCCTGCAAACCGCTGCTGGTTCGCGCTCGACCCGCCCGGCAGCCGTGACATGAAACTCGCCCGGTTGCCGATCTCGTTGTCCTCCAGCCAGTCGAGGTACGGGTTGTCCTGGCCTTGTCCTGAGCCTGCCGAAGGGCTGGAGGCTGTGCCGCCCTGTGACAGCGGTTGCGGCCCGAAGAGGCTCCGGTCGATTGAACCAGGCTGCCGCGGCTGGCCGCCCGTGGGCGGCGTGCCGAGGTGCGGCAGGTCCACCGGCTTCGGAGATGGCTGCCGCGGAAATCCAAGACCCGGCAGCGGCACAGGTTCCTGGCCGCGGCCAGGCGAGTTCTGGGGCGGTAGCAAGTCCAGGGACGGGATATCCGGCAAGGGACGCCTCCGCCTGTTGACTGGCAGGTCAGGCCATCGCATCGTCATTGCAACCCCAGCCTTCTGTTCAGGTAGTCAATCCAGCCACCGGAGTCATCCACCTGCCCGCCTCCACCGAAGAACCCCTGGTAAAGGCGGTTATAGGAAGGCACGAACTGGCTCGCTGCAAACCCGCCGTACCTGCCGCGTCCAGCCTCCCTGGCGAGGTCGTAGGCAGTTCTCCCGCGGTCCTCGCCAGCGAGGTCCATGAACTCTTCCAGATACGCGTTGTCGCCTGGGCCGGCCCCCGCGAGGTCCCGGAACGTCGAAAGCGCCTGGTCCCCCAAGTTCATCCCGCCCGTGTCCCTGGCGTACTGCTGGAACGCTCCAGGGTTCTCCCCAACATCGCCCGACCCTCCGGCAAGCAAGTCACCGGCCGAATAGACGGCCCGCGTTGGGTTGAACCTATTTGCGAGATACCTGCCGAAAGCGCCGCTGCCGATATCGGTGTTCAGGCCGCGGGCTGCCAGGCCAGCGCCATAGGCTGCCTGCCCACCGAACAGTTCGTCCGGTATAGGCTGGCCCTCAAGCGCTTTACTGGTTTCGTCCGTCACAGGCTGCGGCTGCGCCACGGCGGGTGGCGCAGCAGGCTGCGTGGGAGCGCCCGCGGGCGGTTGCGCCGTCTCGCCGGTCAGGAAACTGCGGTTGGCGTCCCGGCTGGCAGTACCCACCTGCCTGCCGTTCTCGTCTATCAGCAAGGCTCCGGCTGCGCTGTTCATGGCGCTCTCGTCCGCCACCCCCCGCACCTGCGGCTGGACGTTGGGGTCTTCCGTCCTGAGCGCGGTGCGTGCAGCCTGGACCGCTGCTCCTTCGCTGCGCGCCCGGACGAACACCAGCCCGTAGCCGGGTATGAATACGCTGAACACTCTCATTTCTTACGCTCCTGGCTCTATGCCAACCGACCTGAGCCTTCTAGTCCGTTCGTCCTGCGCGCCGGGCCTCTCCGCGCTTGCGGCGTAGCCCGCATCGGGTGAAGCCGTGTCCGGGTTCACGCCGAACCTCGTCGCCTGCAACATCCGCGGGTCAACTCCCTCAGCCGGACCCGGCGGCTGTCCCGGCGCTCCACCCATCTCCATGCCGGGCTGCATACCGGGCGCAGCGCCCATCATCTGGCCGAACTGCATCTGCATGACCATCATCTGCTGCATCATCTGCATCTGCGCCATCTGCGCCTGCATGGCGTAGTGCTGGGCAAGCCGCTGGTCGCCAGCCTTGAACGCCGCCTGCGCCATCGCCATCGCCTGCGCGTACGGTGACCCTGAGCGCGCCATCTGCTCCATGACCTCGTTGCCCACCCACTCCGAGTCCTCCACCTGCAACACATTGTCCCGTGCGTACCGGTAGCTCACAAGGCTCTCGCCGGTCTTCGGGTTGGGACGGGTGAGCTGCTCGGCTATCGACACGTTCTCCAGCTTGTCCTCCGGCAGGTTGGGTACGAGCCGCACACGCGGCCTCCCCGCCATCTCAAGCACTTCCGGCGTCGCCTCCAGTTCGAACGGCTGCCGGTTGTGCGATACGCCGTAGACGGTCAGTGGGCGGAAATACCCGGTCTTGAAGTCCGCGCACCACCCCTCCGCGACCAGCTTCACCGCCTGTTCGGTGCGCCGCAGGAACGGCCTGATGACGTGCTCGATGCGCGCTCCGAGCTGTCTCAGCGCCACGCCTGAGAGCGGCTGGTCCAAAATGCCCATGGCGTGCGGCGGCAGTCCGCCCATATCGATGTGCCGCTGCACCTTGGCGTTGAACGCCTGCGCGTCACGCACCATCTCCGTGAGCGGTAGCGGCTCCATCTTCTCCTGGTTCTGCACGGACATGGGGATGACGCCGCCCTTTTTGTTCGGGTTCTCCTCCGGCACCTTGTCGCCCTGCTGCGAGTAGTAGAGGATGACCTGGTCCACCGACCGCGCCATCAGCGCAAGCTCGTACGACGCCGCCCGGTCCTGCACCGCCCATATCGAGCGGTTGGCGGCAAAGACCGACTCGGCCCACTGCGCAATCGTCCGGTCGTTCGTATCGCCCGACTGGAGCATCGGCAGGTCGTCGCCGCCGATCACCACGATCGGGAACTTCTCGCTGAACACCCTCGCCGGGCGCTTCACAAACTTCGAGTCCGAGATCACGCAGTTCCAGGACGTGCCGTCGCGCTTGCGCCAGTAGAAGTCGTAACAGTAGATGCCGCCGTCGTCCTTGTTCTCCGGCGGCACGGGGTCGAGCGCGACCTGGTAGGTGTCCGAGACCTCGTCGCGGGACTTCCTTATCTTGTGGCACGCCCAGCGGATGCCCTGCGAGTCGCGGGTGAACACCACCCAGCGCGGGTCCATCGGCACCGCGTCCGGGTAGGTCTCGCCAGACTTGTCCTTGCGCAACAGCCGCCGCAGCGTCACCGGCCCGCGGATAACGGAGAAGGCGGCGATCTGGGCGATGAGCCGCGGGTCGGCGCGTTCAAGGAACTGCTCGTCCACCGCCTCGATCAGCCCGTAGACGAACTGCTCCTTGGCCTGGTTCGCCTCCCTCCGCATCTCGTCAGCCCGGCGGTTCGGCACCTGCACGATGAGTTCGGACTGCGCGATGTAGGAGATGACCTGCTTGGCAAGGACATAGGGGGTGTTGGCGGTATAGGCGTCCTTCTGGTCCACGCCCTCGCCCTGCACCGGCCTGAACGCGGCGAGCCGGAAGTCCTCGAAGTCCCGGTCCATCCGGGTGTGGATGGGTTCGAAGTCCATGAACCGCTGCTCTACGAGCGCGACGATCTCGTCCGGATCGGACGGGACGGAAGCGGCGGGCATGGCCCGCTTCACCTCCGTGGGAGTCAGGACTTGTGCGCCCGCTGGTGCGGTCTGGAGCATGGTCATGGCTATTCAGTCAGCGCCTTTACCGCCCACATGCAGGACTCTTCGAGCGCAGTCCGGGCGAGCGCGAAGTACCTGCCGCTTGTTGGACTGGCGGTCATCTGCGCACCGTTTACCCGGTCAAGCAGTTCGGCATATGCCAGTTTCACTGTCTTAACCCTGCCAGCGTCAACACCGAACAATGGCTGGTACTGCACATGCACACGCATCGTCTGCTGGGCCTCCGGGGTCGGGCCGCTCTGATTCCACTCCTGGTCGTGTTCAGCCGTATTCGAATCCATCTCGTTCTCCTTATGCCACCCCAACCGGGTATGGCCGCCATATCTTGACCGTCTTGCGCTCCGTCTCGTACGAGTCGAACCGGAAGTTCAGGCAGATGAGGTAGGCGAGCGCCTTCGAGGCGTCGTTGTACCGGTCGCGCGGCACCCCGCCGATGATGTCACCATCCCGGTTGGACTCCCACTTGTAGACCTTTGCGCCGCCACCGAACGGCGATGGCAGTCCGCCCCACTCTGCGATCAGGCCGTGACACCACGGCTGGCCTGTGTCCGGGTCGTCCTCACTGTTCACAATAAGGCGTGGCCGGCCGGAGATCGGGTCAACCCGGAGGAACCCATTGACGCGCCGGATGCCTTCTTCGATCTTGATGTATTCGTAGCGACAGAACACCCCGGCCTGCTGCGCCCAGATGTCCACATCCGACAGGGCCGAGTTGGACCGCTGCTGCGCACCCGCCTGGTCGATGACCGCGTTTATCGGCCCCTTCTTCCACCACCACCGCCCCTCGCATATCTCGATGACCTCCGCAGTGGTCCTCCCGTGGTGGTACACGACATCGATGATCCGGAGCTGCTTGTCGAAGTACTGGGCCACGACCACCGCATAGGCCGAGCCGTCGTGCGAGCGGCCGGGGTCAATGCCAAGGTAGACCGGCTCACCTTCGATGAACTGGACCGGCTGACAGTGGATGTTCATGCGGAACGCCCCATGCACGAGCCCCTTTGGCGGCGAAGGAATGCCCGCGATGCGTTCGTTGAATACATCAGGCGGCAGCTCCGCCTCCATCGCGAGAATCTCCGGGTCCTGGCGTCCGCCCGGATACACCGCTGTATTTGTCCATGAAGGCAGCACGAACCCGGCCACGTCGAGCTTTTCCTGGAAGAACGGCTCCTGCCACATCGTCACGGCTTCGGGGAACCAGCCGAAGCTGCCCTCCATCGTGCTGACGTAGAAAATCGGGGCGCGCTTCTCAGCCGCGCGGGTGCGGATGCGCTGGACCGCCTGAAGGCTGACCTGCGCGGCCTCGTCGACCAGTATCCAGTCCGGCGCTTCACCGGCCAGCGACTCCACGTCGAGGGCCGACTTGGTGCGGACCACCTGATTGCCCGCCGCCTTGATGAGTCCTGGGTTGGTGGCCGACCGCCACTCCTGAAGCACGCCGTTCGCCTTCAACGCCGCGCCGATGTAGTCGTAGGAGAAGCGCGTCAGCTCGTAGTGTTTGGCGACGATCCATCCGAGTTCTTCGGGCTGTGGGTTGAGCTTCGGGCGGCTGAACATCTGGCCAATAGCCCACATCGCAGCCGACTTCGTCTTGCCGGACCTCTCGCCCCCGGACAGCACTTTGATGCGCCGCGGATGCTCCAGGACAGCGCGCTGCTGCGGGTTCGGCTCATACCCCGCGTTCCGCCAGAAGACCTTCTTGTGCTCAGGGTGCATGACACCTCGTATCGTGGTCGTCAACCGGCTTCTGGCAGATACCGCACACGCCCGTGGGGACTGGCGGGCACGTGCCGGACCTGGCGTGGTAGGTCACGTCCCAGTTGCAACTAATGCACACCCTGACCGTTTCCATGTGCAAACAAAAAGTCCCGCCTCCCGCGCATGGCGCAGGAAAACGGGACTTGTGCCCTTCTGGCTTCTATCTTACGACGACCGTCTACTTAGCGTGCTGGCGCAGGTTCAATGGCGACGGAGATTTCGATGACAGGGGCATTGCTCCATGCATCGACCACCTCCGCGAGTGGTGGAAACTCATCTGACCGAACGAGTAAGCTGACGCAATCAAGGTCTGGCTCGTACCTCGCGGCGATGATCTGAGCGTCGGGCGGCATGCCGCGGTCAACCTGGACTGCCGGAACCTTGTTGCCTTGTCTGAGCCACTGCGCCAGCAGTTCGCTGGTCATCATGACGACGCCGACTCTACGTTCTGCCATATCGCTCCGTTCGTCTACTTCTTCGACCTGGGCGGCCCTAGAAACGCCTATCTCTAAGCGATCAGTTATCCGCACCATCACCGCCTCCTACACTGCCGTATGCAGGTCGCTCCTGAACCCCTGCCCCTTCCACTTCTTGCCGTAACCGTACTCGCGCGTCGCCAGCGTTGGCCTGGGAGCCCTCCGCACCCGTTCGGCCTCTTCGGGCTCCCGTGCATACCGCCAGCCGCACTGGATGCAGCGCAGGTCGCGGTATTCATACTCCACGTCGCCGCTACAGCGCGGGCAGGCGCGGAAGTAGATCACTTGCGCCGCCTTTGCGTGATCTTTAGCCTCACCACCAGCGCCAGCATAAAGAGGCCACCGGTAGCAAATCCCACCACGAATGATGCTTCAGGCGTCACTGACGCGCCTCCCGGTCGCGCTGGAGCCATGCCCCGAACTCATTCACCACATCGTGGAACTGCGGAGGGCTGTCCATCTCAAACACCTCAAGCTCAGGGTCCCAGTGCTCCCCTAAAACCCGCAGTAGGCGCACCGCCTCTAGCACGTGCTCGTCACCAGGCCGGTACGCCAGGTGGCCTTCTCCCTCATGCCTGATGGCCCATCCATCGCCCGCAGGGACCTCAATGCCATCCAGCCCACATTCCGGGCAGACCAGCCCTATGAAATGCTCCCGGTTGAGGTTCATCACACCTCCCGGTCGCGCTCACGCCATGCCCGAACGCCGTGGTAGAAGTCGTTTTCGTCCTCCCGCCGTACACGAACGGTTTCCTTCGGGCCGACACCAATGACCATCCGCAGCAGCCGCTTGGCCTCCTCCGCGTGGGCGTACGCCTCCGCTTCCGGCGGCCCCGGACGGTTGTACTGCGACGTCATGTCGCGCCATGCGCGCACCGCCTCCACCGCGCCCGCGCGCTGGAGCGGCTGCTGGTCCTTCGTGAACCCATTGACAATATCCACGGTCAAGTCATCCTTGTCCTCGTCCGTTACCGCCCAGATGGACGGAGAAAGCACCTCATCGTCAGGCTCGACGTAGGGCTGCGCCAGCGGCCTGAAGCCCGTAACGTCCGCCGTACCAAGACTGCGCAGGTGGTCGCCATCGAAGGCGTACTCAACGCGCACATGATCGATTGACTCGCTCACCCCATCGCCTCCCTCACCGCCGCCAGCGCACGCAGGTTGTAGTCAATCCTGACGAGCAGCATTTTGAGCAAAAATGCCACGAAGGCGCCGGGGCGGCTCTTGCACACAGGACTCATCACCATCCCGTAGTAGACGCCCTTTGGCAGCTTCCGGACGGGAGCCACGATATCCTCATCTGTCAGCCACCCGAATGACCAGCTATAGGAAACCGTCCCGCCACCCCACCTGAAAAACCGCGGCATTATCCAACCACCCTGGCTATCTCAGCCAGCGCACGCTCGCGCAGGCAGTCGTCGTTGTGGCCGCTGAAGGAATCGCACCACGGGCACCCGCGCTCCTCATACTGGCACTGCACGTGCTCCACAGCCTCCAGCGCCTCGCGCGCAAGCTCCAGCGCCTTACGCCACGGATACGTGCCCTCTGCCATAGCCATGACGTTCTTCAGGACCTCAATGCCAACGACAGGCTCCACTTCCTGCTCAGGATGCAGAACTTCGCCGTCCTCCACTACGCCCCGGTAGAGAAACGCCGACTTGTCATCAGGCGACACCACAACGTCAACGTCGCGCGTCCCGCACGTACACGGCCCGCCGTACAGCGACGGACATACCGACGGGTGCCCGCCAGACGTAAGCGCCTGCGTCACGTACCTCTCCCCATCAATACGGTGCCGCCCTGATGGAGACATGAAGTCCAACCTTTCTGTGTGAAATCTGTGAGGTAGTGCTACCGCCACCCTCTCAACTCCCGCGCTCGCCCCGATATCACGGCGGCCGCCTCACCCAGCCCCTCCGTGCAAGGACTAATCCACAGGAGGTTCGGCCAGCGTCGCGGCACCACCAGCAACCACCGCAATGCCCGCATCATGATGCCAACCTTTCACCGCTTCTTCAGCGGGTAGTCTGTGGGTAGGACGCTCTGGAAGCTCAGGCATCAGCAATCTCCCGGTATAGAGCAGCCTTCGCCCGGCGCTAGAACTCCTCCGTGTCCCTCAACGGCATCCCCGGCCCCGGACATCCAGCGTCCTCAGAAGACGGCCACCGTAGCCACGGGTGCCGCTCGCAAACCTGCACCGCCAGCAGCAACGTCTCAGCAAGCACATGTCACCCTCCAGAAAGCCAACCTATGCTGCGATTTTCACGGGATAGCGGTTTTCTCTAGGAACTTCTTTCGCGTCCCAACAACATCACGCAGGTACCGGCCCACCGGGTTTTCCGACCACCAGAACGACATCTGATGGCCCTCACACACAGAAACGCCACCCAGCACTCGCACAGCAGGCTGCTCGCAATAAGCCCAGCCCTTCAAGGCGCCAGCGCGGCTGAACTCCACATGCACCGAGCACCGCAGCTCCAAGAACGCCGACCTTCCACCGCTTTTTCAGACGGTAGTACCGTCCACTCGGCCATCAGCGGCCCCCGTGAACACCAACGCCACCTTCTCCGCAAACTGACGCCCCATCATGCCCATGTTGTCATTCATCGCCAGATAGAACGCGCTCACCACATCGTTCTTGCTGCTCTCCTTAAGCACGCCATCTGGAAGCGACAGCGTGAAATGCACCGTCACCTCCGTCCGCGTCTCCAGCGCGTTCCGATGTGCTTCCATCACGATCCGCGGCCTCAGGAGTTGTATCCGCCGCTCCGCTTGCCGTTCAGGCGACACCAGTGGCGATTCCGTCATGTTGTCCAAGACCCCAGCCTTTCACTGTATTTCTGCGGGGTAGTACCCACCACCAACACATCACCAATCGCCTAGGACATACCCGGTACGCTGCATCCATCATCACCGCCGCCATCAACACTCTCTGACCGCCACCATCCCCATCACCATCACCACAGCGCTCACCACCAGCGCCAGCAGCACCACGGCAAACAACGCGTTAGCCAACATCGCCTCCACCGTCACCTGCCATCACGACTGTCGCGCCACACCACCAACGCCACCAGTGCAAGCCAAGCCGGCAGCGTGGCGATAAACCCAAGCGCGCCAACCACCAAGTAATGCCACATCGCCTCAGTCCACAAGCCGCGCCTCTACCTCCACCGTGTCGCGTGCCTCCGGCAGCCCACGCGCCTTGTTTCCCTCACCAAGCTGGGAAACAGCGTCGCGCAGCGTGTCCACAAGCTGCTCGGTAACGCGGTCGCCCGCGGTCTCGCGCAGCGCGCCTAGGTGTTGGCCGACGTTGCGGCCGATGCTCGCGCATGCCGCGTAGTTGCCAGCAGAGCGCGCCAACCGCCAGTCTTCGAGCGAATCGCGCAGCCAGGCGGCGGTCGAGTAGCCGGCCTGAGTAGCGATCTGCTGCTGCTGGAGTGCTACAGCGGAGGCGATGCTAGGTTTGGCTAGGAGCCGTGTCGCTTCGGTCCTGGCGACGCTAGGGCCGGTGACCTTGTAGCCAGCTGCGCGGTAGGCTGCTGCGCCGTTGAGGCCGTTGCGCAGGTACTCGTTGACGAACCGCGCTTGCTTGGGCGTAAGGGTGGTGGTGGGCACGGCGGAGGGGACTCTCCCCCTACCCCCTCTCACGGGAGGCTGGTTGCGACGTTGCGCTACAGCTACGGCGGTCATCATGGCCGCGGCCTGCGCCCCGCGGCGCGCCCTGATCCGGTGTGCTGGAGGCCGTCCCGCGGGAGACGGCGGCAGTTGCCCAGCATCTTAACACGGCGGCGGTAAGCGCATGACAATTGTCACCAGTTTACGCCAAGTGCTTGACACAGGGCGGGGTTCTGGTAGAGTAATGCCGTTGGTGGATGGTATTGCAGAGAGAGGAGAGGAGATGCAGAGCGAACAAACGGAGACCGAGGTTTCGGCCATGGCTGGGAACGCATGCCCGCAGTGCGGTGCGCCCACGCACACCACGCAGGTAGAACACGACCGCTTTTGGAACCCCATGTGCGGGTACATCTACGGGACAGTGCGTGAGACTGGCGAGCGGGTCATGTGCGAGGCGGAGCTCGACGGTGATGGCTACTGTCCCGTCCACGGCAACCCCAACGATGACCCCGGCGACTTGGGTCTGACCGATTTCTACGGCTATCCGGCTGGGTAGCCAGCACATACAGGCCCGCCGGGCGCTCTCAACATCACCCGGCAGGCCATAGCACAGGAGGAGTTAGCTCCCATGCCAGCACAGTCTACGGCAGCCGAACGCAACGCAGCTCTACTCGACATCGCCAGGGATGTGGAACTCACGGGCCAGGCCATCGCCAGTCTTGTGAAAGGCGACATCTACACCACCACAGAGCTTGCCTCAGAGTTGCGCCAGCTCGAAGCGGCGGCGAAGCGGCTCGCCAGGTTCGTGCGCGCATAGCCTCCGCGCCCTGCCCGTGACACGCGTCGCGGGCACGCCGGGGCGGTTATGCCCTACAACATGGCCGCGGTGGTAAGCCGCGGCCACAGCACCGGAAGGGAACTCCGATGACCACTCAGTTTACAGACATGGATGATGTGAGGCGGGCAAATGCCGCCATCGGACACCACTGGTTTGACCCTGACACGCTCAGCTTCTTCAGCTCACGCGTGGGCGACACGCTTTACGGCGGGCGCTACTTCGTGAGCAGTGAGAAGCCGCCTGCCAGTCTGATGACATGGGACGGTCAACGGCGCTACACAGTCCGTGAGGCGCTGCCGGACGGGAAGGTCCAGACCGTGGGCGAGTTCGGGGAGTGGCCCACGCGCGCCGCTGCCGTCGCACGCGCCCGCTACCTGGCCGGGGAGGTCAAGCGTGCCTAAGCGTTGCTCCTGCCCTCGGACATGCACGCACAGCGCCGCGTGTCACCGGACAAACGGTCACCACAACCAGGCGTGCAAGCATGACCCGCAGTGTCCTTGCAGCCTGCCGTGCCTGTGGGAGACGCTGCCAGCGGATGAGGCGCAACATGCTCCCCGCTGACATCGCACGCACGCGCCGCGCGCTCGGGCTCACGCAGCAGCAGTTTGCGGAGGTCTGCGGCCTGACGCACTGGAACAGCGTGCACCGCTGGGAGTCAGGCACGCGCTCACCCTACGGCGCACGCACGCCGGTGCTGGAGGCGCTGCACAGGCTCGTGGAGATCATGGAGGAACGTGATGGCAGTAACCGAATGGGAGGATGACGGCGAAGGCGGGTTCCGGTGCGAGACGATAACCCCGCATGAAGGGACAATCCCTGAGCGTGACTACACAACCACACGGTTCAACACGCTACGGTGGGACCAGTGGAGCAAGGTTTGGCACGTCGGTCAATACTTCTCCCTCGATCTCGTGAAGAGTGGTCTCACTATGCATCATTGCTTCGTGCCGAAACGCATAACTCGCGAGGATGCACAAGCGGCCAAGCAATGGGCGTCATCGCAAGTCAGATGGCTGGACCATGAAAAGGCCAGCAAGCGCCGCTAGCCTAGCCCACCACCGCGGGCCGCTCGCAAGGGCGGCCCGCTTGCGCGCCTACCGCCATTTCCAGCCCCACACTGCCCACGCCGCGATCAGCGCAACCTGGATAGCGAGCATCGCTGCAAAGCCCGCGAGCAGCCCCCACCGCAGAGCAAAGCCCCACGCCCTGAGTTCATACAGGATGCGCCTGCGGCTGGGCATTGCGGCCTCCCCTACCGCTCGCGCCGCCACCGCGCTGCAGCCACGTGCCGCGGGTGCGTGCCCTTCGGGTAGCGGTAGTATCCCCAGCCGGACGCCGGCTTGCGCTGCGCCGGCATGGCAACCAGGCGCAGGGTATCATCTATCAGGCTAGTCAGCCGTAGACGCCAGCGGGCAGGGGCCTCGGGCTGCGTTTTCTTGCCGGCCGCCGGGTGAGCCGGAAAGGGGGCGCTCCAGGGCCGGAGCCGTTGCCGCCCAACTCCAGGGTGCGCTGGAGCTGGTCAAGGCGCTCCTTGTGCCGCGGCCAGCGCGCGCCAGTCTTCTCCCAGCGGTACACCGTGCGCTCGCCGACTCCCACAAGCCGCGCCCACGCCCGCATGTGCTCCCACGATGATGTGTAGTTGAGCGCCTGACGGAGCGCACCAACTTGGGCGCCGTCCCACTTTGCACTATCCATGCCAGATAGTATAACATCATGCGAAATGACAAAGGAAGGGACTTGACACCCCTGTCACACAGGCGTATCTTGACAAGGGGCGGACAGCACGTTCATAGTGCGAACCACCGCCCTTCACAACCGGGGCGGGCTTCGCACTAATCAGCCTGCCCCTGCAACGGGGGCGAGCATGACAACGAAGGCGCGCAAGCAACGCTGTATTGGCACGGGGCAACCTCCCGTGTCAGCCGCAGCTTCACCGCTTTATCCGGCCTGCCCTGTGTGTGGCCGGGAATTTTCAGCGCAGGGACGGTTTAACCGGTTCAACCGCGCTAACTGGTGGCTGGTGGGCGTTCCGCTTCACTTTTCCGCCAAGGCGCGTGCGCTGTGACCGCCACGCTGCCGCCGCGGGTCTGCCTACGCTGCAAAAACCCCATCCTGCGCTTTGAGGGCGCAACCACGGTCAGGGGCACTACACCCGCGCACCAGGGCCAGTGGGGCTGGACGCACCTGAAATGCAAGCCGCCCAGCGGCGGCCAGGACGCGCCCACGCTGCCGCCGCCAAGCGGACGGGACTGGTTTCGGGTGGAGTGCATCCCCTGTGACCGGAGGATCGCCCGCGCCCAATACCCACGCCACGTCAACTCGCAAGCTCACATCAGCACTGTCGCCCGGCTGAACAAGGCACGCGCAGAGATGCGCACGCCTCCGAGCGGCGGCGCAACCGGTGAGCCGGGGGCCATCTATTCCTACGCGGTGACCGAAGAGCAGTTGGCGTGGCACCAAGCGGCCTATCAGAAGTGGCTGAACGGCTGCCGCGAAGCATGCGAGTTCACCACCGAACGGTTCCAGAACTTTACGCGCGTGCTTTACAAGGGCCGCGCGTGCTTTGACCTTGCGCCCGCCCAGGCCGGGGAGGCGCGCAATGCCTGAGAAGTGGATTGGCAGCCGTTACAGCCCAACACGCGTCGGCATCGGGCCTGCCGGTTCACCGGCGCGGCTGTTCTTAGGCGCACGGAGCAAAGAGGAAGCGGACGAATCGTTCGAGGACGACTGCGTTGAGATCATGCGCCGCTTCAACGGCTACGCGTCCCTGGAGGCCCAGCTGGCTGTGGCGGAGGCCCAGCTGGCTGTGGCGGACGCGCTGGCGGAGGCAGCGGGCGACGTAGCGCAGATTCAGGACTGGAATCAACCGGGGATGGTTGCAGGATTCGAAGCGCATGAGTGGTTTATGAGAGAGCTGGCCGCCTACCGCACCGCGCGCGGGCCTGCCGGTGCCTAGGTTGCGCTACGAACTCAGAGCGTGGGGCGCTGCCCTGCGCTGGGGGCTGCTGGCGGGCTACGCGGCCATGATGGCCGTTGAGGTGGGGCTGACCGCGGCGTGGTTGGTAACGGGATGGCAATGGAGGGCGATGGAATGAAAGAGATCAAGTTGACCGCTCCCGAAGGCTGGGAATTCGACGGCGAACCTGAATTCAACGAAGGAAATATCCATCCCGGTTGGTACATACCGTTGCGCCGCGCCCAGCCCGCGATGGTGGCGATGCTGCTGACACGGCGGATGGCGGAGCACCTTCAGAACTGCGCACTCGAAGGACATCACGAGGTCACAGATGGCCTGGGTCAAGCCGCCAAGGACGCCCTCGCACGCGACGCGGTTGTCATTGCTGGCCCGCATGGATGCGCGGAGGTGAGCGTGGAGCAGGCGAGCGACGCCCGGTGCGCCCTGACAGCGCACAGCATTGACCGCCCAACCTCTGCGTTTGCGGCAGGCGTGAAGGCCGTTGAGACGGCGCTTGACAAGGCGTTGGGGCACGAATGATGGCCCAGTCCTACCAGGCGTTTCTCGCCAGCTACCAGGGGCATGACCGCGAATGTCCTGAGTCGCACTACGCCACGCTGACGGACGTTTGCCTGAACTGCGGTGAACTCGTGGCCCCGGACGCTCAGGAGTGCTCTTACTGCCACGTTTCAAGTTGCTGCATGGGAGAGCCTGAGTGCGACACGGACGGCTGGCACGGGCCATGGCATGAGTCCATGGCGTGCATGTGCGAG